ACTGATTGATGCCGGGAAGAGTACCCTATCTGCCGGTGTGCCGTTAACGGTGAATTTCACGGAGACATTTACCGGAGTGAATTATTCGTTGGAATTGCGTGGATATACTTCCGACGGCGATCCGGTATTCCCGTATGTTTCTGCAAAAGCGACCACGTATTTTATTGTGGAAGCGCTTGTAGATTGTACGATTGAATGGACTGCTATTGAAAAATGAATATAAATGTATTAATTTTGAACCCATGAAACGAATTATATTTATCGTCTTGTTATTGGTTGCATCAATCGGCGTGTTCTCGCAGTTCAGTCCGACGGTCGATACGTTACGGCTTTATCGTGGCGGGAAAATATGGTATTTGCGGATTACGGAGGATACGTTATTTATCAATGCAGATACCATATATACTGTTATTGACTATTATCTTTTTGACAACGATACGGTATTTATTAATGACGACACGATCCCTGTCCCGGTTTACAAGTATCTTTCTGCCGGTGAATACATAGTAATAAACACAGATACGTTTTACGTGCAGAAGCAATCCGAAGGATTTATGTATTTCACGACGGTCGATGTATCTGTTATACAATTTGACAGTTTACATGCAGATAGTGTAGTATGTATTCCGTCTCCGGGCGTGGATAAATATATAAACATAGTGAATGCGATTGTCCGGGTGAGTGCCAACCGGAATGCGAATATAGGTGAAGGCACATTAGATATGACATATAACACAGCACCAAATGGTGGATATAATGCGTCAGATATAATCAGGATACTTGAATCTACATATGTATGCAGTGCGGATACTAATCAATGGTATTTCCCAAGTTATTCATATACAACTGCCGGTAATACCAAACAAACCGCAAATAAATCCGTTGTCCTATGGCTTACGGATCAAAACATCGGAGACGATACCTCTTTGAAAGTTTATATTACATATCAAATCCTATCAAAATGAAAAAGCTCATCCTGACACTTACGATTATACTGCCTATGTTTTGCTATGCACAACAAGGCGGTAATGTCTTATATTCAAAATTCGTCAACAACGACACGATAACGACGGATACCGGATACGAGATCAAAACTTCGGCAGATTACACGTGGATGCTTTTTGCTACGTGGGAATCGCTGGCAGATAGTTCCTCCACGATTGCATTGCAGGTCTCCGGCAACAACGGAACAGATTATGCAGGCGTAACGGGAATGGCTACGATAAACATGAACACTACAACCGGATGCACCGGGTTTCAGGGAGATTATTCTCCGGGAAATAAATATCGAATATACGTCAATGTAGGTGCGACGGACACAGTAGTCATGAACATATGGTACACATTTAAGTTAAAGACGAGATGAAAAAGCTGCTTATATTCTTTGCTGCCGTCCTGATTACTTTAGGCACGGTGGCTCAAACAGGGATCGTACAGACACCGTCCGATCCTTTGATTCGGCTCACTCCGATCCCTCCGCCGTTTGCTCTTTGGGGGACTGTTTATCTTGGAACGGACAGCGTCATATATTACTACAACGGTACGGCGTGGGTTGGTCTGCTTGTCGGTTCCATTGCACACGGAGATACGACCGGAGAGATGCTCTATTGGAATAACGCAACAAGTACGCTGGATTATGAACATGCAGCCCATATGCGTTGGAATCCAACGACCAGCCGGTTAATCTTTGGAAACAATGCAGGGATAACCATCGGCGAGAGTTCGCTGACACGATATACGGCAGGGGCATTGACTTTAAGTCGTGGGCTGTATGCATACGGTTATCTCGCAACGCCGGATTACGTAAGTGCTGCCGGGCGGTTTTTGTTGGATTCTGCCGGATTCTATGTTGCAGATAAAACCGAACTTATCTGGCGTTTGCTCATGGAGCGGGACACAACGGGACATTCAGACGTAGTATATAATCTTAACTACATAGGTAAGATAACGGCAGAAGAACTCTTTTTGACTGAACTGCAATATGGAACCGGCGTTGATACCGTACTTGGTATATCTGGGGATTCTGTATATTTGATCTCAAAATGGGATATTGCTGATACAACTTACCTTGCTACAAAGTACGACGTAGATACGCTTACTGCATCTGTATATGATTCCTTAGCCGTTCATTTGGATACTCTGCAATCACATAACACCCGGATTAACTCGATTAAATACGGCTTGGATACATTAACAGGATCGGTATATGATTCTCTGGCCGTCCATCTTGATACCTTACAATCGCACAATACTCGGATTATTTCTGCTTATGATTCGTTGGCAGATCATTTGGACAGCTTACAATCGCACAATACCCGGATTAATACGGTCGTTAATGCAGTCGGCGACACTTCCACGATTGCCCGCACGAACCAGGAAAACCGGTTTATCCGTCCGCAGGGTATCTACGGCGGAGGTACTTCGGATACATTGTTATCCATTATCAACGACAAAGATGCAACGAAAGATAGTTGTATAATCATTTTTTCTAAAGGGCATTATCTGCAAGGAACAAATGCCTATGCAGGTTGGCCTTTTGACCTTAAACAACCGAATTATGGTATACGGGTTACTGCCGGTAGTACATCGTCAGACTATCCGCTACTGATTCGCAATTCGTTAAATGAACCGTTTTTTGCCATAAAAGGGGATAAAAAAGTTGGCATACGTCAAACCATGCCGACGGCAATACTTGAGGTTCGGGGAGAGAAAACAACCGATGCACTATTATTGGTTTCAAACGATGCAAACGCAACACTTGACAGCACGGCCTATGTTAATAAGTTAGGAGAATTTTATGCAATGAATATTGATACCATAAACACTCCAACATTCACAACCGACATTGCTTCCGGAGTAGGGTCAAGGGTATTGGTCATTCCGGCAGGTTATTGGGTGGAAGCGATTAAGATTATTGATGTTGGGACTACGGCAGGGCTAACAAACATCCAGGCACAACAGGAAACATCTACAATCAATTTAATAACCGGAAAAACTTGTGCCACCGGTGCAACCATGCTTTTCAAAACCTTAGCCGATCATAATGTTTATGCAACGGCAAAGAATCTGACATTTACAGCGACAGGAAACTCAGCAAGCGGTATGTCTATTGTTGTATATTTAAGAAAATAAAATATGAAAGCAATTTTACTCATAACATTTTTACTTCTCAATTCGGTTCTGATTGCCCAGAACCTTACCGGGGGAGGTATCACCGAAGCGCAAGAACCAACACATTGCTACGGATACTACTCAAATGACGTAGGGACGGCATTTTCGTTTAACAATTCCGGTTTCTATTATGCCTTCAGCACGGCAAATCTGACGTGGCCTGAGTTGCATAATTTCACAAGGTCAGACAGTACTATCACATTCAATGGCGGGACGGGCCATTTAAGAGTGGATTTATTTGTTACAATGTCTGGCACGAACGGGAATGATATACAAATGAGATTATATAACATAACAGACGGTGCGGAAGTCCCTACTTCACAGTTACAAACTGTCACAGGGGCAGGGAACAGAGTTATATTGTCTTTGCTGTGTTATGATGTAAATGCAAATACTGGAGATAGGTATAAATTCCAGATAATGAATGTATCGGCAACGGCTTCCATAACCATATATCGTGTTATGGCGTTTATACAACTGGTACATTTGGAATGATGAATAAATTGAAAATATAATGGTACTTGGATGTATTGGTTCATCTGCCGGCTGCGATCTGTTAGGTCATCGGATTACATATGTAACGGAAGGTTCACGGTGCAAGGCCGGTCGAAAGGATGAACGGGTAAGGAAACGAATTAAAAAAGCTAAAAAAGACTGATCTATGCCACCTTTGAACGCTATACAGGAAGAGATTGTTCTGACCGCAATCGGATACCTTGGACAAAAAGAAATATCTGGGAATAAAGGTTTTATGCAGGCAGATTTTGAAGAACGGATGAAAGCTGTTGGATGGGAGAGTGGTCAGGCATGGTGCGCCTACTTTGCAGAGTTGGTCTGGAAGGAAGCATATCATAAATTTACACTAAATGCTTTTCCTGTACTGGATAGATTATTTTCGGCTATGGCTGTAAAAACCTGGAATCAGTTTACAAAAAGTGGACAGTTTGTTTATGACAGAAACCCAGCACCGGGTGATCTGGTCATCTGGCAGCATTTCATCTCCGGCAACCCGGATTGGAAAGGTCATGCCGGGATCGTGATCGATGTCCCAAACCTGCTTTCATTCATCTCTATAGAAGGAAACACTAATGCTCAAGGTGGAAGAGAAGGGGAAGTGGTGGGGAAAAAGGAACGGTCTATGCAGTTTTTGACAGATAACGGGCTGCGGTTGCTTGGGTTCATCCATCCTACTGAACCGTATTTATTTACATAAAATGAAAAAATACATTCCCAAAATATCTACGATTGTTGCCATATGTTCAATATTGGCATTTTTAGGGACAGGATACGGATGGATCAGGTCGTCTGTAAAAGCGCAAGTCGAGCGGGAACAATTAGAACTATCGATCCAGACTTTGAAAACCGAGAATAAAGACCAGCAAGATGAGATTGACGAACTTAAAAGCGGTGTCCGTGTGGTTAATGCTAACTTGGAGCTTCTGCTTACTCACTTCGGGATCACACCCACAAGAACCACAGAAACCGGTGACAGATAGTGCAAAGGCAAAAATTCACGAGATGCAGGCCGTGCAGTTGGATGCGTTCAAAAAGAACATGCAGAAAATGGACAGTCTGATCTGCCGGTTGAAGCTACAAAAGAAAGACACAACCAAAACAAAGTGAAATATGTGGTATATTGATTTTATCTGGAAACTTACGGCAATTATTCTATTGCTGATCGCTGCCGGGATCGGGAAGGCAATCATGGACGTAATACGTTTTCGGTTCGCTACGTCGATCTTTGCTAAATATGTAAATTCATTTTGGGTGAACCCGGAAATATCATGGCGGAATAAATACAAAAACCGTGATCTACAGCAAGGCGAAGCGTTTCCTGGTAGTACGACCGTTTTTGTTTTTGTTACTGATCTGTGGCACTTTGCGCAATTCATATTTCTGCGATGCGTTTTGCTTGTGCCTGTGTTTTATGCCTTATTCTCAAAAAGCTATACGACCCTATCAGGTTTCTGCGGGCTGCATCATTGGTCGATGTGGATCGTAGATTACCTGTTTCTATCTGCCGTATTCGGGCTTACTTTCACGCTGTTTTATTCTTATGTATTAAAAAAGAAATGATATATGAGCGAAGTGAAAATGTATATGAAACGAATGAACCGGCGGATCATGCTAATCGGAATCCTATACGTCATATGCAACTTATTGATTATTTACTTTGCAGTCTATGGGTGAGGAACATTTGACAGAAACGATTCGCATTTACAGCATGATGATTCCGGCTTTGAGTGCAATCAATGTAGCTTTAATAACAGCACTGATTTCAATCTATTGGGGAACACAGCGCAAACTGATCGAACGGTTAGACAAAGTCGTAGAACGTATGGAAAAGACTGACATAAGCATTGCCCTGATAACAAAAGACGTGAATGAATTATACAAAGATTGTGATACCAATAAAAAGAACGTATATGAAGTCCGGACGGTTCTTCAGACGCACCACGATAGGATACATAAACTTGAATATAAAAAAACATAATATATGAAAATATCTGAAAACTTTGTAATTCAGGAATTTGTCCCGAAACGGGTTTATGAGATTTTCGGCGAAAACTCGATCTGGCTCGTTGATCCCCGTATCGTGGCTTTCTGTCAATGGTTGCGGGATTACATGCAAAAACCGATCATCATCAATAACTGGCATCGTGCAGGTCAATATGACGAGTCCGGATACCGTGATCCGACAAGCGATACCGGGGCGCATTTTTCACAGCACCGATCCGGGCGGGCGGTCGATATTAAAGTCGAGGGGCATTTGCCCGAAACAATCCGCCAAATCGTAAGGTTAAATTACAATACATTAGTAGTAAAATTCGGCATCAGCACCATTGAAAAAGACACTCCTACGTGGTGTCATGTCGATTGCCGTTGGACTGGCCTGAATGAATTACTGGAAGTGCCATATAAATAAAAACCGATATATATGAAAACGAGAAATATTTTTATGTATGTTCTGGGCGGAGTTATTGTAACCGGGTTTTTTCTTTTGCTTTATTTCTTGGTTTACAATGACGTGCCAACGTCAAATGTGGATATTCTTAATATAACCGTTGGAGCTTTAATAAGCTCCTTCGCATCGGTCGTTGGGTACTTTTACGGTAGCTCGAAAGGTTCTGCCGATAAAACTGATATGATCGCAAACGGAAAAAAAGATGAAAGCAAAACTGATTAACTACCTGCAATTCACGATTATCATCCTGATCGCTTCCGGATGCCTGGTTCAGTTTTGCCAGGTTCGCAAGCAACGGAAAAGGGCGGATGATTTTGAAAAACTGTACCTTTCCTGCCGAGACGCTCCGGTAACAATCGATACGGTCAATGATACAATATATATACACGGGCAATCTACGGTAATCACAAAACCTGTCCCTGTGAAAATCATTGTTCATGATACGGTCTGGGTGCAGAAGCAGGAAGCGTGGTACGATTCTACATATAGCGGTGAGGGTTGGCGTTTCCGTTGGCGGGCATATTGCCTGGGCGAGTTGCAGGAAATCGGTTTTTCGGATTTTGTCATTCCACGACAATCTATATATATAACTAAGACGGTCGATACATGCCTTTTGAAGTTGCCAGAAAAAATTGACCGATCTCATCTGTGGTTATACGGCAGTCCTTCGGCTTGTCTTTCACCGATCGGGATCAACTCGCTAACTGCCGGGATGGTCTATACCAGGAAAGACAAATGGGGCATCGGGGGAGGTGTCGGATATGACTGGACCGCCGGGAAGCCAACTGGAGAGGTTTTGTTCTTGGTCCGTCTTAAATAAATATCTGCCTTTTTAAGTTTCAAATTCTTTCAATACAGCCCCGTAGGCGAACGATCTCCGTCAGGGTAGTCTATACCACTAACTAACGGCGAAACGATCCTATATCGCAAATTCCCTAAAAATAAATTTTGACTATTTGCAGGTCAATAGTTTACAAATTTTAACCACATTTTAATCCTATTTTAATATCAATAGTAAAGAAATAGTTTATATTTGTAGTAAATATATAAAACCTTAAAGGATGATCAGTGTATATAAAAATACAAAAAACGAAATTTGTGAAATAGCAAGATTAAAGCCTTGCTATGCAAATGTAATTCTGGCCCTAAACGAAAGGGCAGAAAACGCCGGATACCTGCCGTTGGTTGTTGAGGTATACAAAGATGGCGTTGCAGACCCTCGCTATTCTTTCCAGTCTAAGGGGTTGATGTTTCGTTTCAAATTTGAAAAAGCCGGCCAAGAAACAACCTGGGAGCATTGGAGTTTTAAGGCCCCTGCCTTTCTACGGGGAAAATTGAGCGGGGAACCCATAAGGATAACTATACCTACTCCAACAGATGAGGACGAGTGGAAATGCAAATACGAGATGATATGAGAGTATTTACATTTATTACATCTTTGATCTGTTTCGCCGGCTGGGTTTTTGAAAACGAATCAAAATATAATGAATATATACATTTACAATAAATGATTTCCCCGACTAAAGATTTCCGTATCAAAGTTTCCGGTCAGTCCGGCAGCCAGAAGGTTCATAAATTGGTTGGCATGACTGGCTTATTGTCCTTGGTCGAAGCTACTATTGCGGAAAACCTGATCCGCCGGGCTTATGAATCTACGGGTGATAAATGTGAATGCAAACTACGCCGGGGATTGCGAGTGATATTTTATGCAAAATAAATATATATATGTTAAGAATCAATGAAGCAATCGGATATGCAAATGCCAACGGAAAACGTATCCGTAAAATCGACCTTGCAAGGTTACTGTGGCCTAACAGTAGCCGGTTTTCTCAGAATATGAATATGAATAACCTATGTTCTGGTAAAACGAAAACGATTTCTCCGGAATTTGTAGAGATTATTTGCCGGGAGACAGGTGTTACTCCGAATTTTCTTTTTAATATGGATATAGAAAACATATAAACATCATGGAATACAGGGAAGCAGAATATCAAAGATTTCAGGAACGCCTGTCTGAAATTGACCGCCAGATTCCTGAAAATAAATGCAAGGACTGCCAGAAACCGATCCCGGTTACTGATTCTATCTGCCTTGATTGTAGAAATGATGCAGAAGCATGGGAGATCGGGGAGAATATGTCTGAAATTGAAATGAATAGTTTGCAAGGAGTATATGTGGATATAATTCCCAAACATCCAAATTTTCAGATGTTATTCGCCGAATGGCTTTCTGAAAAGATCAAAGCAAATTATGATGTAGCCCGTGAATTTATGGAAATATATCTCAAACCAAAAAACATAAAGCAATGAAAGTTGAGATCACAAAAAAGGAACAGGAAATCCTACATCTTGCGCTTGAGCGTCTTTTGCAGGACGCAAAACGAGCGGATGAAATATTAACCGCCTGCGGGACTTCCTGCACCTCGAATCTCCCTGTAATGGAGATCAATGAACTGAGGAGAAAAATAATAACTCTAACCGATTAACATATGTCAGAAACAAAAGAACTGTCCATCCGTTCGCTCATGGCGAATGATTTGGTAAAACAGAAATTTCAGGAAATTCTGGGGAAAAACGCTCCGGCATTTATTTCTTCCGTAACTACTCTGGCTACTACTTCTGCACTTGCAAAGTGTGATCCGAAAAGTATTTTATCCGCAGCCGTTGCCGCTGCATCACTGAACCTTCAGATAAATCCTTCGCTTGGATTCGCAGCGATAATTCCCTACAAAGACACGGCGCAATTTCAGATCATGACAAAAGGATTCATCCAGCTTGCGTTGCGTTCAGGTCAATTCCGGAACATAAATGTAACGGAAGTATATGCCGGCGAATTGAAAGTGATTGACCGATTAACCGGCGAATTTGATTTATCCGGAGAGAAAACCGATGACAAGATAATCGGATATGCAGCATATTTTGAACTGATTAACGGATTTAAGAAATCTATGTATATGTCTATTGAAAGCATTACAAAACACGGTAAGCGTTATTCCAAAACATTTGATTTCCCTTCCGGGTCATGGAAGCAGAATTTCGACGCAATGGCATCGAAGACCGTGTTGAAACTTTTGCTTGCCCGTTACGCACCTCTGTCAGTTGAGATGCAGACGGCTGTAATGCAGGATCAGTCTGAGATCAAAATGGATGCAAATCTTGAAATCATTGATCTTTCATATCCGGATCAGGCAGATGTTAAAAATGGAAATAACAATCCGGATACTCCGGCCATCGGTCCCGAAGTAAAACTACCGGCAAAACGCCGGACACAACAACCACCGTTATTCCCGGAAAATGGACCAACGCAATCGTGAATTACGGCTCGGACGGTTTACCGCTTCCGAGATACATAAATTGATGGGCAAGAAGTTTGGTCATAAATTAGATGACTGGACGGATACAGCCCAGACATATATCTTGGAAAAGGTTTCTGAATTATGTTCTGAAAAGATTCAGGAAATTAAATCACGGGAGATGCAATGGGGATTAGAATGGGAACCGGTCGGACTGTCTCTATATGAATCGACGTTCGGGGAAACACTCGAATATCCGGGCTTTCTGATTTTTCCCGGCAACAAAGACTGCGGCTGTACTCCGGACGGACTGGTTAAGGGCGCAAGTCGAGGCATTGAATTGAAATGCCCATATACAAACCGGGCGCATATCGAAGCATTCATGATAAAAAATAATGATGACCTGAAACGTTACAAACCTGCCTATTACTGGCAGATCATGTCGTCAATGCTTTTCACGAAAATGCAGTCGTGGGATTTTGTTTCCTTTCACCCGTATTTCAAAGATGAATATAAGTTATATTCTATCGAAATACTTCCGGATACCGATGCATTCGCTTTGATTCGTGAGCGGATCAAAGCTGCCGTAGAGACACGCAATGCAGTAATGCAGGAAATCAAAAACAACATAAAATGATATACGGTATATTTGAAAACCGAGAACGTGCAGTAGAACATGCACGTAGGTTGATCGCAGAGGGGAAGGAAGAACTATTATTTGTAGCTCCGTTAAATTACGGCAGGATCGGGAGGAGGGAATACCGTGTGAAAACGAGAGACGAACTCTTGGTAAATCCGGATGAAATGCCGGAAGTAATTAAAATCTGTAAACCAGAAAACATTGTCAGGAAAAAACGTAAAACAAAATCCGGAATCTAAAGACCCGGCCGTATTGTGGTATTTCGGAGACTGGCTCGGAGGCACTATATTGATGAACCGGGCAATGAAAGGGGCATACTTCGATCTACTTTGCGCTCAGTTTAACAATGGGCATATGACGGAAGCGGAAATTCGTATTTTATTGCATGTAGATTTCCCGATGTGGGAAGCCGGATTGAAAAAGAAATTTAAGAAAGACAAGGAAGGATTGTTTTACAATGAACGGCTTGAAAAAGAAATGGGAAAGCGGAAAGTCTTCCGGGATTCCCGTATCAAAAATTTAAGTAAAACAGGCCGAGATGAAAATGAAACTACAGATAAAAATGACTACATTGACCAGATATTGAAAATCTGGTGCGATGTTTATCTATCTGAACGTGGCCGTGAATATGAGATAGTGAACAATGGGAAAGAACGGCAGGCAATCGGAAAGCTGGCTACGTTATATAAGAAGCATCATCCTGACGCATCGACGGAAGAAGCGGAGGTCGCACTCCGGAAATATTTCAAATCAGTCCTGAATATCGGAAATGACTGGCTACGGAAAAATATGTCTCCGTCATTAATTGTATCAAAATTCAATGAGATAAACAATGAATACGAAAAGCATCGGACAAGCATTGCAGATTTGGAGGAAATCGCACGACGCACAACCGAAACAAAGGCTTGAAATAAGTCGCTACGAAGGGCAACCAGTCCCATCACATCGTGAGATAGCGACTGAATTGATGCGGTTGCGTGCAGCGTTTCCATCACTTTCAAAGGAATACTTTGCGATCCTTACTGAAAGGATTGTATTCAGGAAAATGACCCGTGAACAACTACACGACGCTGTTTCCCGTGTGATCGATACCTGTAAATATCCGACACCTTCCGTATCGGAGATATGCAGTTATGACGATACGATCAAACTATACACGCACTCGGAGATTGTAAACGAAATGATCCCGAAAGGACATACATTTACTGATTTCGATATGATCGATATTGAAGGTAAAAAATTCTGGACTTTGAAAAAATGATCGAATACAAAGAGGATAGATACAATAAATTGCAGAGCGATTTTTTTCTGCATATCTCCAACGAAGTGCTATCCGGCGTGCATGAGGTAATGGTAGCCGGCGAATGGATCGGAAATGCCCGCGTGATAGAATGCCGGGAAATCGACCCGGAAAGGATCAATAGCTTAATTTCTTATATGGTTTTTGCTTTTGATCCGAAAACGGCTATGAGAATCATAGAACGGGAATATATCTTAGGGAAAATATATTTGTGTATAATGAATTATATTGATTGAAATGAAAGAAGAGAAGTCATTGCATCTGTCTGTTTGCCGTTATATCGCAATGCAATATCCGGGTGTCGTATTTACTTCTGATCCTGGTGGGCTACGTCTCTCAATCGGAATGCGAGTGCAGATCAAACGGATGCGGTCGGAGGCCGGGATTCCAGACTTGATTATCCTGAAAACAAAAGTTACGGATTGGAAACATATATATTGCGGATTGGTACTTGAACTGAAAAAGAACCGGGAAGCATATCTGAGAAAAGACGGCAGATTGCTGGACAATCCACACATACAGAATCAGGCAAAGATACTTGACAGATTGGAACAGGAAGGATATTTTGTCCGGTTCGCTGCCGGGTTTGATGATGCAAAAAAGATCATTGACTACTATATGGGATTGAAAGATTTTATTCAATGTCAGGATATATTTTATATATATGAGAATGGTTGAAGTATATGGTAATGTAAAAGACGGTCGGTTAAAAATTGCATACCGAGATCGGTTTCTGGCAGCCATAAAACAACTGCCTGACTGCATTGTCCGGCTTCGGTTGGAACGCATATATAACAAACGCAGTCTGCCTCAGAACGCTTACTACTGGGGCGTCGTGGTTTATGAGTTTTGCCGGGGATTTTATGAAACAACCGGAGAAGGAGTAACAACAAATCAGGCACACGATATATTGAAACATAAATTCCTTTTTCGGGAAATAATGCATCCAACCATTGAGGGTAAATACATACAGATACCTGGATCGACAACGAACCTAAATACATCGGAATTTGAAACATATCTTGAACGTTGCCGGGCGTTCATCCTGGAATGGTTCGGGATAACAGTCCCGTTGCCGAATGAGGAATGGAGTGAAGAAATAATCGATAACAAAGAAACTGATGATAATAGTTAAAGCAATGGCAATTTACCGGAAAGGAGATCAGGAAAAGAGGCCGAAAATGACGAAGGTAAGCAAACAGTTTGGTTTTTCTACGCATAAGCAATTGGAGAGATACCGTGCGATTGTGCAACGAACCGAATCTAAAAGACTTGGTTACGAAGTCGATGTTTTACTTGAATATTATGAACGCTAAACATATAGGTACAATGGAAAGTCAATGCAAAAAAATATTGAACTACCTTTTACAGGGTAAGTCAATATCTGCACGTGAGGCATCGCAGTTGTTTAATTGCGACCGGTTAAGTGGAAGAATCTACGACCTTCGCAGGGGGAAATACGGGCTGCCGGAAATAGGGATTAAAACTGTGATGATCCAGAATGGCAGAAAACGGTATGCCCGGTATTCTTTGAAATATTAATTTCATTTTAATCTCTTTTTAATATTATATGTAAAATAATAGTTTATATTTACAATTCAATGAGCGCAAACGATACACTTTTAAGACTTCAAATTGAATCCTGGATCAAGCGGATTGAAAATAAAACATTCGTGAAAGATTTATCTGACAAAATACCGGTAACTGTTTGTGAGATATACGGTATCTCGGAAACCGATTTATTTCTAAAAACTAAAAAGCGTGAGATTGCTGAACCACGTCAGATAGTTATTTTCTTATTGAACCGATTGACAAAAAAATCGAACAACCAGATATGTTTGGATTTTCGAAAAAACCACTCGACCGGAATGCACGCAATAAGAAAGGTAGTAGATTATTATCAAACTGAAAAATCGTATCGTGAACGCATGGATACGATACTTTTTCAGATCGGTGTCAGACCGGAAAAACTGTTTCCAATGAAAAGGTTAATATAAAAAAACTGATATATGACAACTATATTCATAATCATTGCATTTATCGCTTTGATAACTGCAATAGTTTTGCAGCGAAAAGCCAACCGAATCACTTTCCGGCTAAACCTGGCTGTCGGTCAGGAAGTGCTTATAAAGGTCTATGGTCATTCCTCTCTGGCAGACGACCGGAAGATCAGAGCCAGGATCGTATTAATCTCAGAGGACCCTGTGATGATCCACCCTGAGTACTTACTAACAGATGATGAAAGGGCATATCTGTCCAACCATCATCACATTATATTTCCGGGAGCGGTATCGCCGTTCTCGGTTTATCCGACTAAAAAGAATTAAATGGATATTCTGATATGGCATTGGACGGCAGCGTTATTCAAAATCGTGATGCTGCTATCTGTCTTGTCAGTTTTGACATTTCATAAATATAAGAAACAATGAAAGAAAAAATAACGAAAACAATCGAAAAAATCCAAAAGGCTGAATCATTAGCCTTAGAATTATCGCCAAATGGATTTTATCTTAATTTTTCAGGCGGTAAGGATAGTATTGTTTTGTATGATTTAGTTAAGAAAAGCGGCGTAAAACATTCATCACATATGCAATTAACAACTGTTGATCCTCCTGAATTACTGAAGTTTGTAAAAGAAAATTATCCAAGTGTTGAATTACATAAGCCTAAACATTCAATGTTCCAATTAATTCGCAAGAAAAAACAATTACCTTTACGTATGGCTCGCTATTGTTGCGCTGAACTAAAAGAATTTGCAGGAGTTGGGTTTCTGGATTATCGGTGAAATCTTTTCGGGAAAGTAAAAAACAGATAAAAATGGATTTTACAACTTAGAAATGAAAACAAAATCTAATCAAAAATACTTTTGGCAGGGGGAACCTGTTAAAGTGCAATTCGGGTACTGTAAAGTGCAGGAAAACAAAGAACATCTATTATGGTGGTATAATTACGAGTGTTCCCTAAATAAATCAAGGTTATATACCATAATCGAAGCAATAAAGATTGAAACAGAAAACCCGTTTGTGATTTCAAACCACTTTGGGATTGGAGTGTATAAACTTATCAATGGTGGTTGGCCGGATTGTGAACATTATTCTCTACCGTTGGAATCATTCTCTCCTTGTAAACCTATTGAACAAGATGAGATATTTAACATAGAAGGATACAGCAACCATGAGCGGGGGAGAATAAAATGGTTCTTTGAAGTGTATCCGGAAGAGAGCAAAAGACTTAAAAATCTGAAGAAACATATTTCATTATGATACCATATTCTGAAATAAATATCGGTGATGTATTTAAAAGTCCGGCAAAATGGACAGGTAGTAATATCACCTACACGGTTGTAAGCAAAAAAGAAGGGCTAATCGAATTACGCTCATCTTATCAACATCCATCCTTACCTGAAACGTTTTGGAGAAAAAATACTGATAGAATATTCAATCAACGAAGGATTTCTAAGGGTTCAGGTAATTGTATAAAAGCAAATAATAAAGTTTCAACTAATGCTATACTTTGTTTTTCTGATTCAGATTTTGAATATGAGTTTGAAATATGGCATCACGGATTAGACCATCCAGAATATGATTTGAGATGCCCACACAGAGAATGGGAAAAGAAAGCATACGTTGCTGGATGTAAAAGAGTATTTGCTTTAATGAATAATAACAAGTAATTGGATTTAATAACAAAATAGACATGGAAATAATACTGAAAAATAGGCATGAATGGAGATTAACAGAAGCAATATCTCCTAATTATTCGAAATGGGTATCAAGTTATTATTCATCTGACGGCGATGGTGTGAGATTATACATACGGAAAAACAAAAAAGGATTTAAATTGGAGTGTTTTTCTGGAATACCAGCAAGTAGCATACATATTGATTCTGTCGATTTTGGTGTTTTTCAACATGACCCAAACAAGGTTGACAATTTGGATTTTTCAGCACCATTTTATATACAATGTATAAAAATAGCTGACTATCTATGTGGAAAGTTTTGCAAATATGACGAAAAGAAAACTACTACCACCGATTGAAGGAAGGATTTCCGGCTGCCTGAACTGTGGCTATACTTCACAACGCCTTCCCATGAACACACGACTCTACAATGGATTTGGTGGGTGGTGGATCAAAAAAGATGGGAAGTTGTATTTCATGGAAGCACCCAAAAAATGGGAGGAAAGGAATAAGGGGAAGACCCTTATGTATATAGAAATAAGGGCGAGACTACAGCCAGAATGCGACTGGCGGGCTATCCTGGATTTGCCTATGAGAAGTGCTGTTTATCAAAGACAGGGGAAAAACAAATGGGTGTTAGTAAAGACCGGAAGAGGATTTGCATGAAACGAATACAAAGAAAACGAGTAAAAGGATGGAGGATGCCCGAAAATGCAACCTACGTCGGGAGACCTTCAAAATTTGGGAATCCGTTCAAATTAACCAACGACGGATGGATTCTGTGTTATAAACAAACAGGACCAACAAAAGGTTCATGGTGTTATTGGAGTGAAATAGGCGGACATTCTTTAGATGACATTATTTGGCTTTACGAAAAATGGATAACAGGAAAGCTACCAAAATGGTTGCCAAAAGTCCCAAACATTTCTATCCTTAAAGGAAAAGACTTGGCCTGTTTCTGTCCATTGGATAAGTCATGCCATGCGGATGTGTTAATCGAATTATGTAACTAATAACTAATAATATGGGATTAGATTTTAGTTACACTTGTCCGAAAATAGATAAAGAAATTGATAGAGTTAAATCAATTATTGAAAATCATTTGGAGGATTATATCAAACAACTATGCCCGTTAATGAGTACGAACACTGTTTGCGAATTGAGAAGTCAATGGACGAAAGAAATATATGATAGAATTGAATCAAGTATTGAAACCATAAGGGAAACTAATAAAGACATGAGAAATCAGGCTGAAAAACAAATTAATCAATTAAATGATGAGGTTTCAGAACTTAGAGAAGAAATTACAAAGCTCGAACGTAAACTCGATGTAGTGTTTTAATATTGATACTAACATATCAATGCCCGCCATATACCGGATAACAAAATAATAAACAATGAAACCCCAACACTTCAAAAAGCATTGGAAAACTCTTTGGCTAACGTTGCTTATTTTTTCTTTCCTAATGACGGTGATTCTGGCTGTGTGTAGGATCATTAGTTATATTCCTGCCTATTATGTTGGAGCTTTCATTTTCCTTCATATTCTTGGTTTTATTTTTCTTGTAATGATGGTAGTTTTCAGTATGTTTGATGAACGGGATCAGAAAGAGATGAAATAATTATCAGTTCAAAAAAACGAACATGAATTATAAGGTTTCAGTTATCATTACATCTTACAACCACTCCCATACAATAAGCAGGGCAATAAATTCCGTTTTGTCGCAAATAACCCCTTACAAGATACAAATTATTGTAATTGACGACGGGAGCACCAATGGTTCAATAAAAATAATCCAGGAATATTACGACAAGGGATTAATAAATGTCATTCAGGGCATGGATCATTGTGGGATGATGCGTGCTTATGCAGAAGGATTTAAAAGATGCAAGGGGGAATACATTATGTTTTGCGATTGTGATGATTACTGGTCAGACACGGGGAAAATCCAAAAGCAGGTGGAATATATGGACAAAGCCCTTGATTGTGGGTTGTGTTATACTCAGATTGGAATTGACAACGGAGCGGGGTTTATCAAAAAAGACTTTGATGTCATGTTTCTTCAATCGCATATCACATATGATAATTTATTAAAAGGCAATGCGTATATTCATGCCCCGACGTATTGCATAAGAAAATCAGAATTTGACAAATGGATTGACTTTGAAATGTTTGCCAAGCATTTTAATGTTTGGGATTACCCAATAGTTCTCGAATTGATTTTACATACCAGATTTCATTGTCTTAATTTCCATTCGGCAGTCCTGGTGGAATCAAAAGAAAGTGTTACAAGGACAAGAAAGCGATGGAAAAGATTGAAATATGTTTCAGGGAATTATAAAATCCGGTTATATTATATTTTGAGATACGGCTGCAAATTATCTACTATTTTATATTTGATTTACAGGCTTGCAAGAGATATGTATGCTATTATTTTTTACCGTTGGTGAATATGAATAAAGAATTATATCCCGGAAAGCAAAGCCCATTTGAGTTATGGGCTGTTGTCCCGGAGCGGATTGAACGGTACATGAACAATCATGTCATCCCGTTTTTAAAATTGTCCGAAAACGCCGTTTGTTTAGACGTAGGTGAAGCAAATCCGAGGATGGATTACATGAAGAAGAAATTAAATCTGAATGTAGAACAATGGGATACACAGGATTTAAACTTTGACAGCATACAAAAGAAAAATCACTATGATGTCATTTTTTGTTTTGATCTGTTGGAGCATATTCAAAATCCGTTATGGTTGATGAAGCAGATGAAAGACGGGATAAAGGACAGCGGTTCAATTTACATTAATTTGCCGGAAAACGCCCAATGGCTTTGGGGGGAAGAGCATTTTTTTGAGTACAGGTTTGGGCATTTTACAAAATGGCTCATAATTCCTTCCGGTTTGAAAATAGTCAGGCAAAAAAAGATATTTTTTATTGCCAACTGGAAAGCATTTTTGATCGGCATCCGTCCGTTACTGCGCATATTGCGAAAGAAAACCACGTGGCGGTCAATGGCACGCAGCATGTTTTGTTGGAATTTCCGGATATATGAATTAAAAAAATCAGAATAGTGATACAGGCGATTAAATATTTTCTTTATCGGATTTCGGGAGGGTACAGCCTTTTGCCATTTCAGTTTACGATCAATATTGCCAACCCGTGTAACCGTAAATGTAATTTCTGCCCTAATCATGCGCCGGGAATCATTGACGAATACCCATGGGGTTTTTATCAGCAATGGTGGCGCAGGCAGCCCCCATATATGGATGTGGATAAGTTTGCCGGGTTTATAAAAAGGATGGGTGTATGGCGCAGGTTTATACGTCAGATCAGTTTTACCGGTCGGGGGGAGACGTTATTGCACAAAGACATTTTAAAATTTTGTGAGGTAGCTGAACGTTATCGAATCCGGTTTCATATCACCACAAACGGGGACAGGTTGACAAAAAAGCTGGAGGAGGATTTATCAAAATTCAGGTATTTGCATTATGTGCGTATTTCGTTATTTGAACCTGAAAAATATGAATACTGGCAATCCCGTGCAGCGGTATCACCAGTACGGATTAAAATTCAAAATGTAACCAACTGGCATATTGAAGGGTTGGAAGACGGTTACATATCAACCAACAATGCCGGCACTGCGAAGTACAGCACCATGCCGGATGGGTTTGTTGATGAACGTCATTGCGTAGCTCCGTTTTCATTTAACACATTGAACACAGACGGCACTCTTGTCACCTGCATTGCTTTTGTTGAAACGGGCAATGTTTTTTATGAATCCTGGTGGGAATGTTGGAACGGGAAGCGTATGCGTGAACACAGAAAAAAAGGATTTTGTTTTAATATTGATCCCCAGCTGGCATTTTGCCGTGATTGCGGGTACATGATGTCTCATGGGGAAAACAAGGAAAGATACTGGAAGCAGAATAAATTAAAGAACTGCCATGAATAAGGATATTTTTAAGTTTTGGTATTTGCGGATTTATTATAAGCATATGCGCAACAGTGTTTTACGTTTTTTAAAGGGGATCAGATGAAGCTTTCAAAAATAGGCATAGGTTGTCGTTATTTCGGTCAGTTCCCGACAGGTATTGTCTATGACATTGTAAAATCCGCCATTGATAATGGCATAAATTGGTTTGACACGGCAGAATACTATAAAGGCTCGGAAGAAGCGTTAAGAAATTCACTTTATTGCAACGGGCAAAGAGCCGATGAGGTTTTTATTGCCACAAAGTGGTTCCCGATGTTTCGTACGGCGTCGAATATTATCAAAACCATTGGAGACAGGACAAAAAAATTAAATCCGTATCCTATCAGTCTTTATCAGATTCATCACCCGTTGGGGTTTTCGTCCACAAAAAAGGAGATGGGGGCTATGGCAATTCTTTTAAAAAGCGGGCAGATAAGAAACATCGGGGTATGCAATTATTCTGTCGATAAAATGATTTGTGCATGGGAGGTGCTTCAAAGGTCAGGAATCAGATTATTCTCCAATCAGGTTAAGTACAATCTTTTAGACAGGGAAATTGAAAACAACGGATTGCTTGAAGTGTCGAAAGAGCTTGGTATTGCTATTATTGCTCATTCCCCGCTTGAATTGGGCATACTGACGGGAAAGTTTCATAAGCATCCCGAACTTTTGGATAACATTGGCGAGCGTAAGCGTTCTTATTGGTTTAAGCCGGAGGGGATAAAGAAAAGTGAACCTGTTATTAAGGTCATTGAAAATTTGTGTAAAAAATACAATGTTACGGCATCGCAGATTGCGTTATCCTGGTTGATTCATCATAAATCCGTTTTTGCAATACCTGGGGCTACGAGCGGGCGACAGGCGATAGAAAATGCAGTTGCCATGAAATTTAAAATGTCAGAAAAAGATTATAAATTATTAGACGGATTAAAATGAAGATAACTTTCAGGAAAATAGCAAAATATAAGATATGGTTAGACAGGAGCCGTCAATACATAGGCTATGTCCAGTTTGCTTTATTGTTTTATATTGCGATAAAGGAAATGAACAATTCCCCGTTCAGGACGTGGATGTTTAATAACTGGTACATAACCTTCCCGCTTGTTATTTTCATTGTATTTTTTTTATGTGGTTTATTGGGCTGGGTTGAGGATTTGTTGAAAATACGCAAATACGAAATGGAGAATCAGCTTTCTATTAATCCCGAATGGCAAAAGCTAATGAATTTGTTTAAAGAAATTAACGATAAACTTAAGCATCATGAGGAACAATAAACCGCTTTATTTGCTTTATTAGGGGGATAAGGAAAAGTATATATGAATAATTGAATTAATTCCACAAATAATCAAAGAACCCCAAAAAAACCTATATGAACCCGAAGGACAAAGAAATATTTGAGCAAATAAAAAAGATTGCAGAATCATTCCAGGAAGACTGTCATTGTAGTGTGAAAAAAATTCTTAAATTAGATCCCCAAATGCCACTTAACTCAGCTATTCATGCTTGGATGTACAAAAAGTTAGCTGAGTATGAAATAAGGTTAAGGCGATTAGAGAGGACTGAAGAAAAACCTGAAGAAACTGCCGAGCGCCGGTATTTTGTGAACGTATATAAATATTTAGGGAGAAAGGTCATTACATATCATGAATATCTAACACTAGATGAGGCTTTACTTAATAAAGAGTATCTCCACAAAGCCGAATATATCGAAACTGTTGAAATAATAAAAAATCCCAAGTAAAAATTATAACAATGAAAACACTTAAATTAAAGAAAGTAACCAATTATTTTGGTTGCATGTTTTTAGGCATAGGTATTCGGTTGTTAGGAGTATCTACACTGATGATTGGTATTTCATTGATGATTATTCCATTCGTACTTATATTTTTATTATTTGGCGTTAATAAAGCGAATTTATTAATGAGTTATGTGATGAGAAAACCAATTAATTGGACTTTTGGTAAAGGGACAGGGGATTCATTACTTGAAATTCATAGAGATATTGATAAAGGTATTATTTGATTAGGATTAAAAAGCCTATATATACTATAGAAAAAATGACAGGCGGAGAATTAGACATATTACTCTATGAACTATGTAAGTCTGAGGCAAAAGTAAATGGATTGAGAATAAAATACCGTGATACAAAATTTACTCTGATGAAAGGCAATAAGAAAATTTATAGAACAGATGACTTAGATTATTTGTTTGCATTTTTGCTGGGATGTCAGTATATAAACTCAAAGATTAAGAAAGACAGGAAAAAACATAACATAACTAAATAACATTATATGGGAAAATACATTTTAAGAACAAGGCACCTTAAGCTATGTCCTGTCATTGGATTTGGGTATTGGAAAGATGCTTATGTAAAAGAAAAAATTGGGATAGAAGGTATAACTCACAATTTTATATTACCTTTTATCCGCATACAGTTTGGCTATTTAATAGTAGAAAAGAAGTAATTTTTATTTCTTATTATTATCTTAAAACATAAAGACATGACAAACTTAAAAGTAACATTCAGTGTTGATGCGACCGGTTCTGACCAAGACATAACAGAAGAAATAAACATACCAAAAGATGTTTGTTTATATTGCCTGCACGATAAGGATAGTAGATTTCATAATGAAGTTATGAAAGCACTCGAATATAAAGGATATGAGTTGGGGCAATTTTTTCAACTTATGAAAGTGTATGTTCTTTAAATGGGTGTTAACTTGCTAAAAAATATTACTTGTTTAAACTTTAAGATATGTGTAAGATGACCGAAAACAAGGTAGATACAAAACAGATTAAAAGCTTATCTGGCTCATATCTACGCCGTGTTATACAAAGTTTGATTGCCAGATATGATATGATTATTTATAGTCTTTCAATAAGGGTGTTTAATCGGGCAGCGTTAAAACATGAATGGTTTAGACAAATCATTGAAGTCCCAATCGAAATAGTTAATGTTGAACTATATGAAATGGGAATTGAAGAGCAGGAAAAAACGTACGAAAAATTGCGATTCCCGGCCAGAAAATTCTCAGGTTATTGGGTAGATCACGATGACATGACGATCAAGTTTTACGTCGATGCAAACTCTTTTGTAACTCCTTGCACTTCAGAGACTATTGCACTTTTTGAAAAAGTTATGAATAATTTATGAACAGAAATTTTTATGTATTTTTTAAGATAAAATTTACCATATGGTCTCCCATATGGAGAGCCATATGAGGCTCCATATGGAAAATGAAAATGAAAATATAAATATAAATGTAAATAGAAATAAAAAAAAGTAAAGTAAGTAAGTAAGAAAAAAATTACTTTTACAAAGGAAAATTTCAAAAATGGAAACTATATCTGATATAATCCAAAATCAGATAGGAATCATAGAGGCAGGATTACGGCTTACAGAAGTTGTATGTAGTGCTTTTGGTTTCCAAGAAACAAACAAAATAAAACAAATTAGAAAATTACTTGAAGAATTAAAACAAATCAAAAACCTTCCCGAAAATGAGCAAAGAGATGCATACGTCAAAGCCCTTAAAAGTTACAATAGAAAGGGGAAAAAGAGTCGTGGTAAAGATGCGCCAACCACAAGGGTTTATCGTGGACGAATGGATCGTCTTGGAAGAAGCTCCGGAATTGGTAAAAATCCAGGGAATGAAACTGGGAATCCTGTGGATTGAGCAGGATTTCATTGATCAGAATGTAAGAATCCTGACGATGCTTCCCTTGCGAAAGATGACAGTGAGGGAAAGGATAAAATTCTGGATACTGAAGCATGCATGAAAAATCCATTCGATTTTTTTGAAAGTATATATATCATCAACCGTCATAACCGGACGGATTATATGCTTTCAATAAAAGGACAATGCAAAAGGTTCGGGATAAATTACGAGTTAAAGGAACACGATGGTAACCACATCAAAGCTGTTTATGAAATACTTCAAACGGCCGAAGGACATGTATTGATCCTGGAAGACGACTGTGTATTTATATACGAGACTGTTAAATGTTTGCGTGTAGCTTTATCGCAGATCGCATTAGAGGACTGGGACATGCTTTATTTCGGAGCGGAGTTGCGTACCAGGATATACCACCGGTATCAAAACTGGCAACGGCTAAGATTTGGAATGGCTACTCATGCGATATGTTACCATAAGAAATTCCGGGCAGATGTATCAAAAATACTTTACAGCTTTATTAACCGGAACGTATTACTTGAATCGATATATTGTCATTACCTACAACCTACACATAAAGTCTATCTTATTAATCCGATGGTTGCCGTAAGACAAAACGACAAATCAGGGAAAGACCTAATAAAAATATACAACCAGGTTCAGGGAATCAATATTTGATTAAGATATACAGAAATCAGATTTATGTAGTATATTTGCATTATCAAAAAGATTAAAAACAGATTAAAAAAATGGCACGACCGCAAAAAGCAGTAGATTGGAATCGAATTGACGACCTATTGAAAATTGGAGCGAATGAAGAAGAGATCGCAACCGTTCTTGGACTTTCTTCAGATACACTCTCTCGTAGATGTATAGCGGAAAAGCAGATGTATTTTGCGGATTACATAAAAAACGGATTATCAGAGTTTAAGGTCGGAATACGCAGGGCGCAACTAAGGTCTGCACTTGGAGTCCCCCGGATTGTAATTGATGAAAACGGGGAAAGACAAGCAAACGGATGGCTGCAAGCTCCGAGCGTTACGATGCAGATATGGCTTGGTAAGCAATTCTTAGGACAAAGCGACCGGGTTGAAGTAGACAACAACCTGAATCAGTCAATTACATTCTTGGTTCCGGCGGAAACCAAAGACACACTGGAAAAACTAATCAGTGAAACCGCAACTAACTAAGGTTTTTCATGCAATAGCAAAAGCATCCCTGACAAACAGGATCATTCTCTCGCAGGGAGGCACGGGTTCCAGTAAAACATATTCACATCTGCAATTACTGATTATATTGGTTAAAGACGCTAAGCGTCCTGTCATTGCTTCGATTATGAGTGAGACGTTTCCGCATTTACGGCGTGGAGTGATGCGGGACTTTTTTCAGATATTGGAAGAGTGGAACATGAACTCACCGGCAGCATGGAACAGATCGGAATATGTATATCGGATGGGAAGGTCGATCATTGAGTTTTTCTCGGCGGATCAACCGGGGAAGTTGAAAGGTTCCCGAAGGGATTATTTATATATCAATGAATTAAATAATATCCCGGTCGAAGTATGGGATCAGGCAGAACCACGCACACGGTTGAAAATATTTGGAGACTTTAACCCGGATCGGGAGTTTTATGCACACACGGAACTGGCGGACCGACCGGATTGTGTTATCTTGAAATCTACGTATAAAGACAATCCGTATCTAAGCAAGAATGAAATACAGGCCATTGAAGCCAGGCGAAAAAACGAGATGTGGTGGCGTGTGTATGGTGAAGGGGAACTCGGAATAATTGAAGGATTGATATTCAACAACTGGCAGCAATGCAATGATGAGGAATTCCCGGATGCAGACGTGTTTTATGGCCTGGACTGGGGATTTACAAATAGCGAGACGGCACTGGTAGCAATAGCACGTGTCGGGGAAAAGATTTATCTAAAGGAAATCATCTATGAAACCGGATTGCTAAACAGGCAGATTGATAATAAATTACGGGCAAATAATATCACTGGATTGATCGTAGGAGACAGCGAATCGCCGAAAGATATACATGACCTGAAATCAATGGGACATAACATAATACCTGCATATAAATATAAAGGATGTGTGAATAAGAATATAGAAATGATGCACGATTACCAGTTCATGGTAACTAAGTCGAGTTTGAATATCATAAAAGAATTTCGCAACTGGCAGTGGATATACGACAACAAAACACGTCGCTTTATTAATGAGCCGTTTGACGCCTTTAACCATGCACTGAAGGCCGTTGGTTATGCGATGGAGCGAAAAATAAGATCACGACGTGTAATAACCGTACACAACTAATATTCAACAATATAACATAGAAGGTATTGATTTTTTTTTTTAATGTATTATCTTTGCCATTGAAAAACTTAAAACGAAAACGATATGTCACTTACATGCACCTGTCCTAATCCAACAAAGATTGCGGATATTACTGCAATCACATGCTTTGAAAACTTCGGCCAAATACAAATGATCACATTCTGGCGTGCCGGAACATCGATTGCAGACGTTGCTACAATGATCCTTGCAGCTACATGGACTGCCCTGTTTGCAGCAGCCGGTGCGACGCATACGATCTTTACACCGATCATCCATAATCCGACGGTCGAACCTGGCGCAGTGATTACCGTTGGTTCGGGAAATGAAGTCCCTGACGGTAGCCCGATTGTTAACGGAAGCGAGCCGACAAAATGGAGCTTCATCTGCCGTCGGTGGCCGGCAGCCAGTATCCGCAACTTGAAAGCCCTGATGTGCGAAACGTCGCTTGAAGTGATCCTTGTCAACAAAGACGGCTATTTCGGGCATCGTGTCGATGGCGCAGTGGTGAAAGGTTTCCCGATTCATTCGCTGTTTGTCGGAGACAAAAAGATCGGCGGGTATTCAGACTTCGATCAGCACGTGCTTTCCTTCGAGACAAAAGAGAACTGGTCGGATTATTTCACGATCACAGATCCGACGGCAAACTTCAATCCACTGGAGGATTGGTAATATGGCTAAGACGGTAATAATGACAAGCTCACTCGGTGAACGTGAGTTTGATCTCGCAGAAGCACAACAGATACTAACGTGGCAGAAGATGCATCCGAGAATCAAAGATCGCTGGACGCTAAAAGGGCAAGAATATACATATGACGATGTAACCAATGAACTTGTCAAACGCACAAATAAAGGAGCTGATAAGCAGTCCAAAGCATCGGAGTGAGATAGAGGCTTCCGTTTGGCATCATAAGCGACTTTCCTTTCATTCCGATATTGTACTCCGTCAGAAATACTTGTCGCAGTATTACAATTCATTTATTGCCTGGGTTGGAGAAGTCCTTCCGGAAGATAAAAAAATTCGCTTTGAGCAATTACTGACCTTCCCTATATGCACAAACGAACTTACAAAGGATATATATATAGGATTAGAGCGTGTCTGGATCGCAAAAGATTACTGCGAGAAAGTCAATTTCATATCATCTGAATATGAGACTGATTTCATGGATTATCTTAAAAAGATAAAGACGCAGCATCTCTGGCGGATCGAAGGTTGGAGCGCAATGAAAACGGCGATTGACAGCGTGGTCGTTGTTTCATTGCCAGAAGAACAAACAGGTGAACGGCCCGATCCGTATTTCTTTTTCCTTTCCCCTTCAAATATTATCGACTTAAATATCAACGAAAAGAATGAAGTTGAATATGTGATCTGGACATCCGGAGAATCGCTCTATGTATGGGATTCAACCTATATGAGGCGATTCGGATACAAGAACAAGAAACTGTCATCTGATCCGGTCGAGCGTGAACACGGTCTTGGTTATTGTCCTGCCCGGATGTTCTGGTCTGACAAACTTCAGGACGGAAACTATATCAACAAACGATCTCCGATAACAGATTCTCTGGGCGATCTGGATTGGTTACTGTTTTTCAAAACATCAAAGAAATATCTGGAGCTTGGCTCGGCATATCCTATCTACATAAGTTATGAGTTTGCAAGCGGAGAAAATGAACGGACCGATGCAGAAGGGAAATATGAAGCCCGTCAGGATATAAATAAACCGAAAGGAAGTCCGGGGGCGGGATCATATTGGACTGTTCCTGCTCCTACGATGTCTGGCGAAGTGGATTTAATGGAAAATCCGGTTCAGGTTGTAAGTGCAGAAATTGACGCTTGTAAGTATTCGACGGAAGAAGTGGAAAGGTTAAGCACGGACATATATCGATCTTGTGTAGGTTATGACGGAGAGATGATCCGCAGCGAAGCGATCAATGAAAAGCAGGTCGAGGCAGCTTTCAAATCCAGAGAAGAAGTGTTGATGAATGTTGGCCGGAATTTTGCTGCGATAATGGAATGGACAAACCTGACGCTTGCACGGTTACGCTATGAGCCGTCATATGTTAATGGATGTATTGTATCATTCGGCAGCCAGTTTTATCTTGAGACAGAGGATCAACTTGTGGAGCAAATTAAACAATCACGAGACGGCAATATGAATCCGGTAATCACCGAGACACTGGAAAATAAACTACTCGATACTGTTTTCCGAAATAACAGATCAGGAAGGCAGCGTGCAGAGATAATCCAACTGATTGATCCATTGCCAGGAATAAGCATTGACCGTGCAAAAGAATATATCGGACAGGGCATTGATGAAAAAGATTTTAACATAAAATTAAATATACTCAGATATGTTAGTATATTTGAAGCCGAAAACGGCAACCTGTCAGATTTCGGCAAAGACCTTCAAATGAGTGAACGGATAAAACGAATCAAACAAAAAATCAATGAGTATGCAGGGAAATAAATGTTCAGCATATGAATTTCCGGAAACGGAAAAAGATATGTATCATATCAAGATCACAGACAGGATCATCCACCAGGACAAGACCTTTGAAGAAATACAGCGTGTCGCAATCATGTCTCCGAGGGATTATGCAAATTTCAAAATTCCTGAGATGAAAACCGTCCTGGGTTATTTTGAAGCAGAAATCCTGCACGATCCAACCGCTACTGTGAAAGAGCCGAAGCCAACAAAACAAGCAACGGCTGCCGAAACTGCACCTGAAGAAAATCTTACCGGGCAGCAACCGATCCCGGAATCAAAACCCAAAACTCCGAAGGGTAAAAAAAAGGAGAAACCACAAAAACCATAAAGCAATGAGAAAGTATCTAACCATGTTTCTTGTCTGTATATCATTCATTGCAACGGCACAATTTTTCACCGTTGCGAATTATACAGATACGCTGACCAATGCGGAAACGAAAAACTACGCAATAACACAGCAATTTCCGAACGCCGGTTATGTCGCAACGCAGGTCTATGTCGATCATATTACCGGATCGAATGATTCTACACATGTCCGATGGCAGGTTTCCTTAGATAACTCTGCCTGGTACACGTTATCCACCACTTACCTGCTTTACACTGGCGACGTTTCCACAACTTGGAAAGAAGTCAGTTTTGGAACTACCGACGGTGGATTTGCCTGGTGTCCTACCTCTATCATGGCTTGGCGATATATGCGTATGCAGGTTCAGCATTATGCTACAGGGACGGCCAGGGTGAAAGCATATTTGTATTTTTATCCGCTTAAATAAATTCAATGAAAAAATGAAAATAGCGGAAGCAAAAAAACTGATTGAGGAGTTTAAAGGGGAGGACATCATTGTCCGTACTCCGGATCAGGAACAGGAGTTTTTGGCTAACTTCAGAAATGAGGTTGTCGAAAAGGATGTTAAACCCGTAGCGGGACAGATTCATTCACGTTATGAACAAGACATTGCCGAGATTACCGGCCAGAAAAAACCGGACGGCAAAAAAGCATATGACTGGATGAAGGATATACTGCGTACGGCATGGGAGCAGGGCAGACAACTTGAACCACTCCGGCAGCAACTTGCTGAAACGGAGAAGAAGCTCAAAGACGGCAGAGGGGATGAAGTGCTGAAAGCCAAAGTTGAAGAGCTTGGTAAAGAAGTTACCCGGCTGGAAAAGATCAATAAAGATAACTCGGACAAACATAAGGCCGAACTGGACAAAGAAAAAAAGGCCAACATGGAAGTCCGGAAACGCACCGATCTGACCTACGCATTAACCGGCATGAAATTTCTGCCAAAAGAAATCGTTGCGGAAGACGTGCGGAAAATCTTTGTCGAAAAAGTCATTGCAGATTTGATCCCGGTAGCGGATTATGATGAGAGTGGAGCAATGTTTTTCCGTGATGCGGAAGGAAATAAGATGCGTAGCTCGGATAGTGCAGTGATCACTTCCGTGCAGCTATTGTCGCAGCGTCTTGCTTCTGTTCTTGACAGGGGGAAAAACCAACAAGGGACAGGAGGAAATGGTTCACCGGAGAGAACCGAATACACCGGCGAAACGATCCCGCTACCTGACACGATAAAAACCCAGGCCGAGTTAACAAGGCATCTCAGGGGTTTGGGTATCGCATCGAATGATGCAAGATACATCGCTACGTTCAAAAAGGCGGTGGCCGATAAAATGCCTATCCAATAAACAAACAACGGGTGAGGTGAAGCCTGCATTTATTAACCAATCAATTAAAAACGCAAACCGATGGCTTACTTAGCAGCAACAGTTTTAGACTCCTATCGGGCGCAGTATGCAGGTTTCGATAATTACGAACACCGCATATCCCGGTACGGCTGCCTGTCGGCTTTTATGGCCGACACTCCGAATCTGCTTAATGCGGATGAGATTGTAAAAGCAAAACAAGCTCAGGCGCATGCAACTACAATTCCGGTCATTAACCGGAAGACCTTCTCAACCGGATCGTCAAGGACGTGCAATGTTCAATCCGGTTCCAACGTGAGTGCATTTAGCTCCCTTTCCTGGACAACGATCACGGTCGGGTTTCATATGGTGCCTTCGCAGTATTCAAATAACTATGTGAAATACCAGGATGATTTCGGTCGCAAGATGCGGGATGTTCAGATCGCACTTGGAAGCGTACTCGACACGGCTGCCTACACGTATCTGAACACAAACAAGGCGCAGACAAACAACTCGACGTTCTATACGGTTACCAGCAATGTGATGCAGGTGCCATATGCAGACCGTGTCGTTTTATTCAATAACCTGGAAGGTGTCATGGGATCGAATGACCTTTATGGCCCGTTCAATGTTGTTTGTTCTACGCAGATGTCGTCAATGATCCGGGAACTTTCAAACCAGGGATCGGCAAACGGCACCAACTATGCGTATCAATTCATGGGCTACAATATGTATTACTCAAATCGCTGCACCGTTGCGGACGGCGACTTTGGGACAGTCTTCTGTATGCCCATTGGATCGCTTGGTTTCATGACCTGGATCGATCCGGCTTCCCGTGCAGGGGAACAGAACGGATATCAGGAATGGGGAACGATCCCGCTGCCTGATCTTGGAATCGAAGCCGGGTTGTTCTATCAGGCATCTTGCGCTGACAACACCACAGAGGCCGGGACCGGATACGATGCGACGCTGAAGGAATCGTTTTTGATCTCCTTCGATTACTGTTTCATCTATGCGTACAATTCCAGCCCGACCACATTGCCCGGAACAATTTACAAGGCAGCGATTGCCAAAACGTAGTTTTTTCATGGCGTTGATTTTGGAAAGAGCCAGTCCAGTAGTAACGCTGGCTGGCTTTTTTTCTTAAAAGCATATGATACGGAAATCAAATACAGGTTATTCATTGCTTCATTGTTCCGGAAAGGACAAAGGGAAGGTCATTAAGACGTTCCGTACAAAAGGTGAAGCATTGCGTATGCACCGTGCTATTGAAGCATCAAAACATAAAAAGAAATGACATACGACGTAACAAGACTCCGGACAGCATTTCGCAACTTGGTCGGTTGGCGTTCACCTGGGAATCCAGACTTCCCGGCTTTGACCACGACAGTTACTACATCTAACTCCGGACTGTATTTCCAGGATCAATACCCGTTTCTGGGAATCGAGACCCTGGATGCCATTGCGGAAGACTTCGACAATTTTGAACTATCTGCATGGTCTGGGGCTACGACCTATGCCATAGATGCAAAAGTAATATATTCAGGCAGGGCGTATATTTCCTTGCAGGGATCAAATCTGAATAAAAATCCTTCGACGCAAACAGCTTACTGGCGTACAATGCTTGAAGACTGGCTAATAAAGCAGAATGAACAGACCGCCGTAATGGTCATTGAGCAGATGATGAGCCGAAAAAAAATGCTTGGTTCTTCCCGTGCATTGATGGATCACCGCAACCTGTTTGAAGGTGCAGCGTCAATGAGCGATACGATTATCAAAGAAGGCCGGTTTGTAGGCTTGAAAATTACGCCAAACAAACGAATCGGGCTTGGAATACATATACATCTGGCTGGGTTTCAGTTTTCACAAAATCAGTCCGGATTAACTTTGTATTTGTTTCATAGCTCGAAACAGGATGCGATTGCGACGTTTTCAGTAACTACGACCGCCGGGGCAAAAAACTTTCAATGGGTGTCGATTGACAAACTGCTTTATTATGCAAATCAGGATACCACGACCATAACGAACCAGGTAGATGCCGGAGGGTGTTATTTCTTTGGATATTTTGAGGATGATGTTACAGGCCAGGCATTGAATAAAGATTACGACTGGTCAAAAGAGCCGGATTGCGATAACTGCAACAAGGACGTATATAATAAGGTAACATGGAAGATGTATAATAAATATTTCCGTGTCGAACCAATCGAAGTTGACGAGAGCAACCTGAACGGAACACAGCTTTGGAACATTGAAGATACGGAATATCCCCGGTCAGGAAATTACGGAATAAACCTGAACGTATCGATCATATGTGATTTGACAGATATTCTCATTCTGGAGAAAAAGAAATTCACTCAGGCCGTAATCAAACAAATGGCCGTGAACATGTTGAAACTGATGATCTGGTCGAACCGCCAGAATAAGATTGAGGAAGTGAATAAAAAAGATGCGATGCTTGAACTGAAGGGAATATCCGAGAGTAATTTCTACGGACTTGAATCTGAATTGAAACGGGAAATCGAATGCATCAATATTGATTTCTCAGATTTCGACTCCCCGTGTTTTGAACAAACACCAAACAAAGGAATAAAGCGTGGTGCATGGTAACGGCTTTGGATGCGGAACTTGTTAAGATTGAGACTTGCAGGAAGAACCTGGACAAGTTTCTCAAAGAAGCGATCATGCGGGAAATTGAATATATTGTTCAGTTGAATATAAAACAGCATATTTCACGTGGTGTATTGTCAACCGGTACAAGTATGGGAGCATATGCCGAAAGCACGAAACGGCAGAAGCGAAGGAAAGGACAACCATACGATCATGTTTATCTGGAGGACACCGGTACGTTTCACGATCATTTTGAAGTTACCTTTCTGCCGGATCGTTTCAAAATTGATGACGTAACAACGGATTACGCTAAATGGATCATTCACAGATATGGTGAAGATGTATATGGGTTGACTAAGGAAAACATTGCCCTGCTTCAAAAACAGGTCATTCCGATTGTCGTTTCAAAGATCAAAGCATCCCTATCATGAGCAGTCAAAAAACACCCGATATTCCGGTAGGGTTTACCGTTGCAGGAACGGAGACCAATGTAAATAAAGTCATAAAGAAACTTACAGACAAACTCAATGGGATCGCTCTGGAAATATCGTTTTATGGTATATGCGAGAGACGGGTACGGCAGGATGGTACCGTGTACCCGGCATTGTTTCAAAGCAATTCAAAGGACTGGATCGATGCAATGGCAAACGATCAATGGCCTGGGTATGGTTTCTGGGACTTGGAAGACCCGGAGAAATGGGAATACACCGGCGACGGAACTGTTTTGAATTACGGAAAGATAACTCGTAAAGCATCGCTAATCGTGTACGGACATATCGACAAGTTATTGTGGAAAGACGGCGAGACATCGACCGATTACAGATATGACAAGCAGTTGATTAAGTCGCAGATCATTGAAATCTTATTGCGACATACGTCTGCAATTAACGGATATTTTGAACTGAATGAGGTATTCGATCAGGAAATCGAGAATATTTTCAAAGGATTCACGGCTAAGGAACAAACCGGGCAATTTCTGCAAAGCCCTAATTTTGGTTTTCGTTTTTCTGGACTCATAATAACTGATGAAGAATGCGTCTGACGGCTGCAATCCTAAGCAGGAATGAATCTAAGGTAATTGAGCGTTGCCTGCAATCTCTCACGGGTGTAGATGAGATTGTGATCCTGGATACCGGCTCGACAGATAATACGATTGCTATTGCAAGGAAATACCGGGCATTGGTTTATCATGATGTCTGGCAGGATGATTTTTCGTTGCATCGCAATAAGTTATTAACATATTGCACCGGAGATTATATTTTATCCATTGATTGTGATGAGACTTTAATCCCTGGCTCCATTAATAAGATCAAAGAATCTATTGATAATAAATATGTATATACTGTAACGGTTCGGACTGATGAAACAAGTAGCATACAATCCCGCATATTCCGGCGAAGTGAAAAAGTGTATTGGAACGGAAAGTGCCATGAGTATCTGAACCGTGCAGTTGATCGGCATATACCAGTTGTGATCATAAGCAGGTCGGACGGATATTCCCGTAAGCATGACCCAGGAAGAAATATTCGCATATTGAAAAAGGCGTTAGAAGAAAATCCGAACCAGGCACGGGAAATGTATTACATGGGCTTGGAACTGCAATCCATTGGTGAATGCGACCGGGCAATATATTATCTGACGGAGGCCGGAGAAATGTACCCGGATATCGAAGCGAAGGGCGAGGTTCACCTTCGGATTGCCTTATGTTATCTTGTGCTTGGCCGTCAGCGTCGTGCCTTGCATCATCTGCACGAAGCGATCCGATTCAATCCGGACATTTCACGTGCATATGATCTTCTGGAAAGCATTACAAAGAAAACCATATACGGACGTATAGGACATATCGCAATGAATCAAAACGTAAACATTGTAACACTTGGAAACGATTACGCTTCGCCGGGGACTGAAGACAGTAAAAATTGAGATCAACAACGATCATGAATGCCTGACTGCAGACTGTTATGCAAAGTTTAACCGGTATTTATTGCTTGAAAATTCAATCGGTTCTTCCGTAGAGGATTTCACGGAAAAACATTTGAATCCTGTATATACGTTCATCCGCAATGATAAAAAACAGGAAGCGTTTGAGCAACTGAACAATCTAAGGCAACTGTTCTTTATGATCCTGAATGAGATCGATGTGAATACGATGGCCTTTTGCTGTCTTGTGCATTCGATCAATGGAGTGATCGTAGAGGATTACAGCGAAGGTACGTTAAAAGAAATGTGCCGTGTATTGGGTCGGGCAGGATTGACACGGGAGACAGTTAAAAAAAAACTTCAGAAATTCAGAAATACATAATCAATCAGTTAGATATGTTATATCCTGAGTTAAGCATTACGGCAGACAGGGAGCAATACATAAACTTGTTGAAAAAATATAATGAATATATCTTGACAGGAATCATTGAGGATCGAAATTATGAGAATGAAAAAAGGGCGATGGAGGGAAAATTGATCCCGTTCATTACACCGAAAACATTTACCGGAGAAAGATCGGCAGAACTCAATATTGAGAGGGATTTTGAGGCGTTATGTGCATTCCTGAATGAACATACGAATAAAGATGTGAAGAAAATGAATGTGAAAGAATATTATGGTTTGCTAATTTATGTACGTAAAAAACTGGACAAAAATCAGATTGCGTAGTAAATTTGTAAACAAAGATAAATTGCAATATAACTAATGGCAGAAATCTTTTACGATCAGATAGCATCCACAAAGGAGTTTGAGGAGCAGTTGCAATCTTTGATGAAGGTAATTGTCGGCTTGAAAAACGAGATGAAAGAGTCGGCAAAAGAGATGCTCTCGGAGATGCGTAACCTGAGCGAGCAGGGGATGGGAGAACTGACAAAAAAGGCATCGACGTTAGAAGGTGCATACAAAAAACTGACAGAAGAAGAAAAGAAACTTGAGAAGGAAACGAGAGAAATAGCGAAGGCGCAAGAATCTTTATCCCGTCAGAGGCAGCAAGGTCTGGCGTTAATGGCTAAGGAAGAACACCGGATGCGGGAGGCAACCAGACTTAGCAAGATCAATGCGACAAACCTGGAAGAACTGAAGCAGAAGGCGAGTGCCTTGCGGACGTTGTTAGACAAGTCAGATTTCGGCAGTAAGCGATTTAAGGAACTTCAGCACGAATTGAATAAAACAAATACTGATCTTAAAAAATTCGATGCAACGGTAAATCAGCACCAGAGGAACGTTGGTAATTATGGTAGTTTCTTAAATAATATCAAAGCTAAATATGTAGCTATTGGCGGTGCGATAACCGGACTTATCGCATTGACTGCCGGTGTTACACGATTTTTCAGAAATGCAATTACCGGAGCGATGGAAGACGAACGGCAGGAACGCAAGTTATTATTTGCCGTCGATCAGAATATCGCTGCATTTAAGCGATTAATTGAATTAAGAGACAAATACAAAAAGACGACTGTATTTACTGAGGATGAAATATATAATGCATTGAATATGACTGCTGCACTTGGGAGAGGAGGGGATGAAGCAGAAAAATTTATTGAAACAGCAATGGGTTTATCCAGAGCAATAGGTGTAGATTTAGAGAGTGCGATGCTCATGTTATCAGGTACGCTCGAAGGGAATAAAGGAAGGTTCGGTAAGTTATCGGGAGCGATTAGGGATATGACAGATGAGCAATTAAAAGCGGGAGATGCCATTGACGTATTGAATGAGAAATTCGGAAAGTTTGCGACCGAAGGGATGGATTCCGTCGAAGGGAAGGCAAAGAATTTAGGGAAAACATGGGAAGATATTAAAGATGGTATCGGAGAGATACTATTGCCTGCCGTTAATGCAGTTATTGAAAAATTCAAAATAATATCTGATTTTGTTAATAGTTTGTTCAGTCGTAGATATGTATCTATGACCCCAGAAGAAATGGCTGCCGAGCGGAAATTCTGGGATGACCGAGCTGCGGCAGATAAAAAAAGAATGGATGATGCTGAAGCATTAATAAAAAAGAAAGAAGAGGAAGCAAAGAAGGCAAAGGAACTTGAAGAGAAGAAGAAAAAATGGGCTGAAGATGAAAAAAGAAGAATAAAGGAAGAAGGAATATACATTGACGATTTGCTTGATAAAGTAAAAAAAGAAAAAGAGAAAGAAATAGAAGACAGGAAGAAATTAGAAGAATCTGCATATAGACTCTCCAAAGATATAGGTATAGCTACATCTCAGGAAGTATTCGATTATGAATTGAAAAAGATACTTGAATCTGCCGAATACCGGTTATTGATTGAAGGAAAGACGGCAGAGGAAATCATAGCGATCCGCAAGGCTGCATCTGATAGGGCGGCAGAAGAAGCGAGTAAATATCCGGCTGCTGGCTTGCCCAAAGAAACAGGGGGCAAAATGCCTGATTTTGCTGCCAGTCTTGATGATATGACAGGTTCTATGACTACATCTTTGGAAGAATGGTTTGCTGACAATGAAGACTTGTTAGATGAGATAAATATGTGGGCGCAGATGTTTGGCAATGCTATGATAGAAGTCTTTGGCATGATAACAGAAGCGAACCGGCGGGAACTGGAAATACAGATGCAGGACATTGAACGCCGATATCAATTTGAACAAGATGCACTACAACGGGCATATGATAACAACCTGATTTCAAAAAGTGAATACGACAAGAAATCAAATACACTGGATAAAAAGAGAGCAGCTGAGCAGGAAAAACTACGGCGGGAAAACGCAAAGAAACAACAAACAATAGCAATCCTGCAAGCCATTGTCAATACAGCTTTAGGAGTTACCAGTGCTTTGTCGAGCGGTTTTACAATCGCTGAAAAAATTGTCGGTGCGCTCCTTATTGCTGCACTTGGCATTGCTGAAATCGCTACAATTTCTTCCGTTAAATATGCAAAAGGCGGGCATTTCAAAGTAGGGAAAGAAGGAAAGGTATTGAAGGGGAAATCTCATGCGGAAGGAGGAGTAAGACTTTCAGACATCGAAGCCGAAGGAGGTGAGTATGTCGGAGTGATCAACAAACAAAGCACACGGAAATATGGAGACTTCTTACCATTGGTAATGGATAGCCTGAACCGGGGCAATTTTGAAAATGTGTTCAGTCCGAATCTGATGGTTATTCCAGAAACCAGGATTCAGAAAAAGATGCTGGATGTGATGACCAAACCGAAAATCGAAAAACATACCTACGTCGCCGGCAACCGGGTGATTACGAAAATAGGAAACCAGACTATCATAACGCATCTAAGGTGAAATGATATGTTACAATGAAATATGGCGGTTTCAGATTTCTTTCAATGAAGTAGATTTCATTGATATAAAGCTATCGAATTATCCGAAGCTGAAGTATATCAATGAACGGAATCAGGTTTTTTACCGGATGCATTCCGGCGAATGGAAAATAAACCGGACACTTGAACCGTCTGTATTTGACATTCTGAAATTAAAGATACAAGACCCGAATGCAGTTGTAGATAATATAATGGTAAAAGCGAACCTCTACGATACGTCCGGTGTATTCATTGAGACAAAATATACAGGATACGTCCCTATATCAGGTTGTGAAATTTATGAGGATCATGACTGGATTGTATTCACTCCGGAACCAAAAGATGAGTATCAGTTCTGGGATGAAAACAAGGATAAAAAATACGATATAAACAACTATGATATATATAAGTTAAACAGCTATGAGATAACATACGGAGCGGATTCACAGACCTGGAAAATATTTGAAAAAGATACCGGTGCTCCACCGATCGGAGCCAGCGGATATACATCGTGTGCTTTTGTTCCTGATGACTGGCAAAGCGGGCGGTCATATACTACGACAAACGGCCAAGTTCCAACTGACACATATACAAAAGGCTGGGTGATGTACGGCGGTGATTCGTATCGCTGCAAACTGGCACATACGTCCAGCCCGGCTAACAGACCTGTTTTCGGAGGTAACGCATGGTGGGAAGACGTTGGATACTTCAGTTATGGGCAGCAACAAGCGAATATTCCTTTGACCGGATATAGTGCCGGGAATAGCATATTTGATACAGGATTCCCGAATGTAACTGCTTTAGTTGCGGATGCGACAAATTGCGTAATCGGGAAATCATATAAAGCGCAATGTACTGTAACATCGACCATCGGGACGCTGACAAATTACGGGAAACGATTGGTCGACCTTTCCGGAGGTTCGGACGGGATTCTGAATAAACTGTTTTTGATGTATGGCATTACACTAAATATAGTGAGCGATTTCTTTTCCGATGCGACAAACCCGATTTCAGGCATTACAAATAAACTTACCAACGTATGCATAGCCCAGAACCGGAACATAATAAATCAAACAGAAGTACCATTGACCGGAGAGATGTCATTGCAGGACATTACTAACGTATTCAGAGATGTATTTAACTGTTATTGGTATGTCGATGGCAACGATTTTATCATTGAGCATTACGATTTCTTTGACAAGGGGAAAGCATACGGAGGGACGCCAACCATCGGCATTGATCTTACGAATGAAGTATTGTATTTGACTAAATATCAAATCTTGAAAGACCTGAACGGTCAATACGAAGCGACAAAATACGACTTTGCTTCAGATGAATTTTATGAAAAAGAAATCTGGAGATGGTCTACCAAACGTGGCTACGACGGTCTGATCGAATATACCAGTTTAATGGTTAAGAAAGGATCGGACAAGACATACAACCTGGCTCCATTTATGACGGACGTAGAATATATCCTGGAGCATCCGGATCAGGTTGACGAATCAGGTTATATGATCGTTGCCTGTGATGGCTCATATGTAATACATAACCGGGATGCATATAAATTCGGATACACTCCCGGCATGACTTCAATGAGTTATTTTTACGACGTAGTCAATGGCGATCTTTGCTGGGACTCTTTGCTGAATGACTGGTTCTTGTACGGTCGTTACCTGGAATCTTTGAAAATTGACGGAATTGCGAAAACAGCCGAAACAACCCGGAGGATCAAAAAGCAAGTGGTTAAATTTCCGAGACTGGAAAACTTCGATCCGTTTGAATTGGTCAAAACAAATATAGGCAATGCAAAGATCAAAGAGGTGGAGATTAACACGGATACTGATTTTTGTACGGCACAATTACTATACGAGGCATGAAGAATCTGCATACTATATTACCGTTTTATGACAGTTTGTCTGAACAATTCCGTTACCGTAGTGATCTTATGGTAGACCGGAAACGGTATCGTTTGACTGTAGGCACGGCTCGTGTATTGCCTTTCATTATTCGCAAGCTGACAGACGGAGGTACGACGGCTAACCTGACCTTCGATATTATCGATGCATCGACCGGCAGTATAATTTCTTCACCGGATGCAACAACGTATCTATCAATAACAACCGGGACTGTATATGACTATATTAAATACGTTGCTGCTCTGGACTTTGCAGAAGCATTGCCGATCGGTTCGGAATTATATATCCGGATAAAAGACACGAAGCCAGACCCGGATAAATATTGGTACTCGGAGACATTCATGGTAGTGGCATCGCTTGCGAATTATACGCTATTGGAATGGTCAGATGACAATACACTGGCCGGCGTTCTGGGATCGTTTCAGCAAAAGATGTACGTTGATAATATATTCAAACACAATGAATACATAAGAAAAGACGAAGGGGAAGAGAAAGATGAAATCCTGGTAAAAGAAAAGCAGTCCGTTGCCTATGTCGATAACCTATTTATACATACGGCTCCGAAATATCTGATCGATGCGTTGGCCTTGCTTCCATTGATGGATAACGTGCAGGTTACAGATATTTTCGGGGATTGCTACGTACCGTTGGAGATCAAAGTAAAAGACCCGGACTGGATTGCGGATACCGGAGGGGCGGAGGCGAAGTTACAGATCGTTTTAACCAGAGAAATAGTAATCAAAAAACTAACATATAAAGAAGTGGCTTGTATATGTAACAGTGGGGGATCAGATGCACTGATTGATGCCGGGAAGAGTACCCTATCTGCCGGTGTGCCGTTAACGGTGAATTTCACGGAGACATTTACCGGAGTGAATTATTCGTTGGAATTGCGTGGATATACTTCCGACGGCGATCCGGTGTTCCCG